TATCTAGGAAACCTTTTGTACCACTTACCAGGTTATTTACCATTGTGGCATCGGGAATGTAAGTAAATGATCTTTCTGGTGCATTACTTGCATCACCACCTAAATCATGATAACCAAAGAAACCTACTTTATTGTTACCAGAACCTGAACTTGTATTGTAGTTGAATGCTACACCACGGTCAGTGTTTGTATCAACGTTAGCTGTGACTGTTAATTGAGTTGTAGTGGCAATACCACCAGACTCAACAGCATTACTTATTGTAACTAGTTTTTCTGGTAAATCATAAGTTGTAATTGTAGTTCCTGATGCTACATTATTTCCAGCAATACCATCTCCTGTGTTAATACCAGCAGTTGTATCCAATTTAATTGTACTGACACCAGCATTTGCTGTCATCATTACAGTTCTTGTACTTGTGGTAACACCTAAATTAATGATCGGATCATTTAAATTAACTGTAAATGAGTCAATTGTTGAGGTTGTTCCATCAACTTGCAAGTCACCTTTAACAATAACTGTACCTTCATTACTTAAACCATCGGGATATGGGTCAATGTATAATAGATTTCCATGTCCTTGCTTAGTTGAAATAATATTAGATGAAATTCCAACTCCACCTATTCTTGCATCAACCGCAGTTAATACTCCCCCAGTTTGATTAATATTACCTTGGAAGGTTGAAACACCAGTAACTTTTAAGTTACGGATTTCCATTTCATCTACAAATAGATCATCAGCAATATGAAGATCTCCACCTACATATAAATCACTAGCAAAAGTACCGATACCTGTAAATGTAGATACACCAGTTACTTTAACATTACCACCAATATTAACACTCTTCTCTATACCTACTCCACCTTCAACTACAATAGCACCATTGTCTTTTGTAGATGAATCAGTAGTTTGTGCATATGTCCAATCAACACCAGTTACTCTTACCTTATCAGTTCCATTCTCATCATATTCTATCTTTCCATCTTTACTATCACCAAAGGTAAGAAATGTATCATCTGGAATGATTACTTCACCTGTACCATTTGGGTCTATATAAAGATCTCCATCAGTATTAGTAGTTGAAACAGTATTAGCATCTAACCTTAAATTATCTACATTCCATTGGTCAACTTTCTGGTTCTGATCAAGAACAGGAACAAATCCTCTTGCAGCTGCAGATGGGTTTGCTTGACCTGCAACTAAACCTGGTCCAATACTTAATAGGTCTGTATAATATCTACCACCAACGACTTGCGGATTACCAGCATTATCTCCAGCATATAATCTATCACCTTTATTTGATACTGTACCACTACCACTTAGGGTTACAGCAAGTTCACCAAAATTAAGACTACTCGGTGCCGACGTACCAGTTGATCTTTTTACTCTTATAATACTTGCCATTTCTAGAAACTACCTCCGTTTATGTCCAAATTCTGTGTTGCACCTGGAGTTAACTCCATAGTCCCAGTCCACTGTTGAGTGGTGCTGTTGTATACTAAAACCATTCCATTTTGTGCATTATTGATGGTGACATCACTAAGTTCACCAATAGTTCCTGCTGACGCACCAGATAATGAGGATGTAACCTTAATGGCATTTTTTTGACCAACTCTTACTTTGATGTTTGCCATTATTTTGTAACTCCCTCTCTAACTAAAACAGCACCTTCCAAAACTCTAGTGACTTCACCAGCTGCATCTTTAATAAGAACGTCATACATGAATCTACCAGGTTTTAGTGTTGCGGTTTGACTTGTTGTAAGTCCAACTCTTATTTTCCCACCAGTTGCATTAATTATTGTAGTTGAGAAATCAGTCGCAGAACTACTACCAGGATGCTTACGCATCTGTGCAGTTGCGGTGAAACCAGTCAAATCTGTAGCAGAATTTGTATCTGCACTTTCCAAAGTGAAAATTTGAGAAAATGTAGTACCAGTATTAACAGTTAAATTACTTACGTAAACTGCCATTTAAAAACAATATCAGGATCTAAGATATATTTATATTTAATATAACCCGTCTATTTTTTTACTATCTCTTTAAGTAAAAATTTAATTTCTTCAATATCTTTTTTCATAGTATCTATTTCTTCTTTTTGCGTCAATCTTATATTTCTGGTCTTTTTATACTGAGAATATCCATGACTATCGGTATTGATGATAGCTCCAGATCTTTCATCTCGATATAAGTGTTTGTGTCCTTCAACTGGTATCATAACAAAATTGCACCTATAATAAATCCCTTTGCAAATGTAATACAGAGCATTTGGTAATCAGTCAAGTTAAATTTATCTTGAAACCACCTTGCTTTTGCTTTATCCCAATCTTTAATTTTTGTAAGTGTTTTTCCGAATTTCATTGTTTTTTCTTTGGTTTTGGATATTCAGTAATTAAGACTTTACCAGATTTGATAAAGTCTTTACTTTTGTCAACTTTAACTACCATTATGCTAATGCTACAGCTCTAAGATCTTTCAATCTAGGCGCAAATGCTTCATTAGTTCCACTGAATACAATTTTAATTTTAAATCCAGTAAATTCTTCTAAATCATCAGCAGTAAATTGATAATCTCTAAACACACCTTCTTCACTTGCAGGAACAAATGAATCTGCTCTACCTGTATTCTTAGTAATGTCTATAACTTGATCACCAAATCCATCACCATCAGTATCATTCATATTATCAAAACCAGGCATTAATTCATATGCAAGTTCAGTATCAGCACCATCCTCTCTGAATAATTGATACAATACACGGAAGTCAGCAGATGAATCACGGTAAGCACCAACAATAACTTTTAGAGATGTTGCTGCATTTTTAAGATCAACTCTTTCACTAATGTAAACTCCTGCATGAGGATCACCCGATGTTCTATTTGACCTGCCATCTTTGACATAATCTGCAATCGGTGTATTCAATCTAGATCTTTCATAAATCATAGTTCCATTCATTGTATCCAGTATTGGAGATAAATTAGGATCTGTTGATTCAAATATTACCCCAATAGTAAATGATCTATTTAAAGGCATCTCAGTCAATCTAGTAGTTTCATTTACTCTAGAGCATATAATTCTAGGAGTATCCAGTCTATTTCTTTGATTCAAAGTTATATTTTCATAACCTTGATCAATGAATGGAACTTCTCCGCCACCAGCACTTGTTCCAGAAACAGTTCTTATTTGTGACTCTACAGTTGTATTATCACTAGGAGTGAATACATTAAACTGTGGAATAATTTGGTTGAATTGATAATTCTGTGAAGCAAAGATATTACTTCCACCAACATTCTGTTCACTTACAAAACTAACTTGACTATCACCACTTGTTTGTGCACCTCGACTTATTTCAAGATAATATTTGTCAATATCTTTTGCATTAGATAATGCAGTAGTATTTGGCATATTATGATCAGTATTAATTTGTCTTAAATCAATACCATTAATTTCATACTTAAACGCAACACTGTCTACATTATGAGTTCTTACAACTGTTCCATCAACACCTCTAGTTCCAATACCTAGATTATTAACACCAATACTATCATAGAAAATTATCTCACTATTAACTTTAAGATAACCTTGAGATGTTGAAATTCCATTATAAGTTGCGAATGGAGTAGTACTTGCTACTGAAATAATCTGATCTTGTACATCAAGTGAATCTGTAACAACAATTGGACTTGTATCAGGTTCAACGTCTGCAATAGTAACTAAGTTAGTATCGGCAGTCATACCATGATTATAATGATCAACTTCAACTACATTTCCAGTATACTTGTCATCATAAGTTCCTGATGAAGTTATGGTTGTACTTCCATATGAAGTTGCAACAGCACCCTCATAAACAACGATTGCTTGTCCTGAAGTAAACTCTTCACCCTGAACATTACTTAAGTATAAAGTTCCTGTTCCATTAGTAGCTGATACTGTGATTTGTGCATCAGATCCTTGTGTAACACTATTAGTTGTTATACCAACAATGTCACCAACGGAATATCCATTTCCACCAACATTACTTGTAATAGAAGCTGATGAAACTTGTCCTGAACTATTAGTAGCAACAGTTGCAGTCGCACCTGAACCATTACCAGTTATTGCATATAAAGGAACATTACTATATGATTGACTTGGATTAAATCCTGTTCCACCATTAGTTACTCCAAGAGTTTGTGCTGGTCCACCAACTCTTTCAATGAATCCTTGTACAGCAGTTGCTGATGTAGAATCACTAACTTGCTTACCTATTGCTAGATTTGCAACAGATGATGCATGAGTAGTAGTTGTAATACCAACTTTTAACTTTCTAGGTAAAGTTTTGATTGCATTTGGAGTTAACCTTCTGACAATTGCAGAACGTTTTTCCATTTTTGGATTATAGAAGTATGCAGTTCCTTTTGTTGAAGTAAACTGTGCTTTATATAATTTAAATTTAAGATCTTCAAACTGAGATGGTGTCCAAATTGTACCATTCTGTGATTTAAATAAACTACCACCAATGTACTGACGAGTTACGATTACAGATTCAGCATCAGGTAAACTTTGGGTATTAACAGTTCTTTCACCCATTTGAGCAATCCATGCTTCATACGCATTCGTTGTAGGTGCTAATAATACAACCGCATATTCAGTATTTGGTTCAAGATAAACAGGAGATGGGAATTTAACATTTGTTGCAACCTCTGCATTTGGTGAAACATTAATATCATCTGGATGTACAACTACACGAGCATAATCCTGTAATACTTGGTTAGTTGGAATACCTAATTCAACTGTTCTTAATTCAACTGTTAATTTTTCTTCTGGATCTTTATTTCCAAAGAACAAATCAATAGATGTAATGAAGCAACCTGTGTCATCAGTTGTAAATGATTGTGCAAGAGGATCATCATTCTCTGGAGGTGGTGGTGGTCTTCTCACGATTATTAACGTGTTAGTATAAGAATCTACTATTCCTGTTGCACGATAAGTTGTTTCTCCAGAACTTATCAATAAACTACCAACATTACCTTCTCTGTTTGTTGGACTTGTTGTTAATTTAAAGCTACTTGTTCCTATTCTAAATCTTAGAGGTGGTGGTGGTGATGCTAATGGATCACGGAAGAAGAATGAACCAGATAAGTCACCAAAAGTATCAGCAACTAATCTAACATTTGAAACCTCTGCTTGTGCTCCACTTGATCTGCCTAGTACTGTTATTCCACTTCCTGTTGGGATATATCCAAAGAATCTTCCCTGCGCTTCATCTGCCAATGAATTAACATCAACATTTAATACAGTAGATGATGCGGAATATACTGCACCCAATGCAACAGAAGTATTGTATGGATTAGCATTAAATGTTTCAACTGGATCAAGTATATTTCCTTTCTTATGATCTGATTGTGCTAATCTTAATGTACAAACATTTATACCAGTTGAATCAAATATATCTACAATTTCACCTTTTTGGAAAATCCCGTTCACCATATCAATTTCAAGTAATTTGGGAACTATATCAATACCACTAGTACTATCAAAGAATGGATAGAATCTTGCAACTGGTCTTAATCCTTGTGTATGGAAAACAACGTTTCTTGATCTTATATGAGTATCAGGAACACTACTTGTTTTAATTGTTTCAACATATGAACCATCAAAACTACCTGTGATTGTTCTTTCACCACCATCAACTTGAATATTTCTAACCCAAGTATCATTTCTAGGAGTAAGATCAATAGTACCAGTAAAATCAATCATGTTGAATGGGTTAACATTCTCAACTCTTGATGCTAATGGTTGTTCTAAGAAAGTAGTTTCAGTATAGTCTAATGTTAATAGATCACCTGTTTTTCTAATATTAGGATCTAATAATTCTAAATCTTCTGAGAAATCTGCAGTATCAACATTTGTTGAAAGATTAAGTGCTACTTCTGGTTGAATTGACCAAAAATCTAATGGAACATTTAATTCTTTGTTTGCAACATCAATCGCACATTTATTATCAGGATTAACTCTATCTAATAAATCAGTGTTTTTGAAATCATCAACAAAAAATCCTGTTTTAAATCTTGATAAACCATCAACATCTTGTACTTGTAAAGTCTTAGTATCTAATTCGAGCAAACTAAGAGATGTTGTTTGTTCTAAAACATCAATTCTACCTTCAAGTAGTCCAATGTCTCTCATTGTATATCGAACATTATCAACCACTTTAACAATAGCATCATCTGGATCATAAAGATAAGCAGGTAATTCTATTGTTGCAATCTCCATTGCATTTTCAATTATTGGAGGTGCTTTAGGTGATAAATTAGAAGTTCCTTTTATAACAGCTGGATTTCCAAGAGTGTCTATAACTAACTTATCTGTTCTTGGTAGATAGAAATTATATCCTATAATTGAACTTTCATTGGGTTTTACAATAAATGATGGGTTAACATTACCAGCAGCACCAAATAATCTATTTTGGAATGCAAATGGTGATTCAGCACCACTATATGTTGTAACTCTAGGTCTAAAGTCAATAGTATCAGTAGATCTTAGACCACCTTCTAATTCTGGTATATCTGCACTAAATCTTTCTTCTGGATATGAAGCAACACTATAAAAGTCTCCAACATCATTTGTAGGAACAGTAAATGCATCATATACAATTAATAATTTCTTAGTTGCAGGTGGGAAATTCTGTTTTCTAACTAATCTAGAATAATCATAGAATTGTTCTCTCTGACCTTTATCAAGTTGATATCTACTTGTAATATTTAAGAAACTACCTACAGTTATATCTTGTAAAGAAGTTACAATAGCAGATTCTTCAAAGTCTACAGTTTCACCTACTGTAAATTTAGTAGGAGTTAGATATGCAATTTCAACTTGAGTTAAAGATAATTGAGCTGTAATCTGTGCTACTGCACCTGTTGTTCTACCTAATATCTTTTCACCAAGAATTGATGATGTATTTAAACTTAATCCATCAGGGAATGTAAGTTTATCAAGTATAGGAGAATCTGTGTTAATGGATTCAAATACACCAATAACTCTTGCAACATCAGGTATATTAAATGATATTTCCTTATCTTCAACTCTTAAACCATAAGCAGAACTTCTATCCATACCACTTGCAGTTGTATTAATACCAACAGCTGTTTTAAGTATTTCAATTTTTTGACTTCTAATATAATTTTTTTGCTTACTCTTAAGTGCTTGTTTCTTCAGAGTTGTTGATACCACAACATTACTTTGACTAGCAGTTAATCCATTAATTGTTACTGATTGACTATCAACATTAAGAACAACCTGATCATTAGTTAAAGGTTCTACTGTTCCATTTGAGTAATGAACAGAATATCTTTCTTCATCAAAAGCTTCATAAAATGCACTACCAATTCCACTTGCTGCTAAGTCAAAAGTAAGAACTCCATTTCCATCAGTTGATTCACCTGTAATATTAGTTCCAACTACAAGATTTGCTGTTGATAGATTAATATCTGATACATTATTGTTACCTATACGGGCATATAAACCCTTGTTTTCATTAAGATTGATATTTGGTGTCCCAAATGCAAACGTAGGTGTTACAGAGGCACCAGTGGGCAATGCACCGTTACATATACCAGTTACATTAGTAACTGCTGCTAATGTTAATGTAATTCCATCTGATGATACATCTGTTATTCTATTAAATCTTTCAGTTGTTTCTCCTGGTAATGTATATCTTACAATCGTGTCTGTTTTAATACCTGCAAAACTCTTACCAGCACATGTTGCAATACCTGCAGCATTTATATTAAGAACATCAGATACGTTAAATCCTGTTGGAATTTTACGATTTAATACTGTGTCTGCAACAAAATCACTTGCATATCCACTTAGTGTTGATGCATCTTGATAAACAGATTTTACATCTTCAACACCAAAAATTCTAACTGTTTGAATTGATCGTGATAATTCTGGATCTTCATTTATAATGATACCTTCACCAGCAATGAAAGAACCAGTAACTTGTGTTAATTTAATAATAGTGCTATTACCACCAGCTGCAGTTGCATAACCAGTCGCACCGCTACTTATTCCTCTAACATAAGAGGCATCAGGCATTTGAGTATTGCTAACTGCTGAATTTAAAACAAGTCTTGTAAATGTTTGTATATCAAATAAATGCAATTCCCATTCACTTGAATCATCTGCATAAGCAGCATTACGAACATTAAATGAATAACATCTTGCTTGTCCAACTAATTCACCAGTACCAGCAGTATTTGAACCTGTTCTTTGATTATATAATTCAACAAATTTAGTATCATCTTTAATGTTAGGTGCTGGAACACCAAAAACATTATTAACTCTTAAAATAGTTCCCATTTGATATGGAACTAATGATGCATCAACTACTTGCTTATCTCTTGGTTTTTCTACATCAAGTATAGTTGTTCCTGTTAATTCAATATCATATCCTTTAACATATGCCTTACCAGCAGATATTTTGACACACATCAAATCATCAGATGGTGTATTTTGTTGATCTGTTATTTCATTTGATTTAAAGATACCTTCATTAGATATTCCATCACTTAAAGAATTTTTAACTTGAACATCAAATTTTTGAACAGAATAATGTCCTGATTCGTCATAAGTTCTTTCTGCAAAGTAATCTCTGATTAATGAATATTGTGATTTAGTAACAATTTTCTTTATTTCACCATCATCAATTCTTAAAAGTTCAATAAAGTTTGTGTCATTGAAATCTGTTAGACTTTTCTTAGCCAGTGTTGTAGTAATTTTAAGTCTGTCAGCACCTGGTGCAGCAAAATTTGAAAATCCTCTTGCATTATCATATAAGGAATCTTCATCTTTGGCAGTAACTAATTGCTCATCAATATTAAGACCAACTCTATAAGAAGGTGTATTGGAATATGGGTCTAATACAATTTTATCAGTAGATACGTCTACAAAAGTTCCTCTAATAAAATATGTTCCAGAAGATATACCAACAGCAGATCCAGTTGATGAAGCATTTGTATCTACAAGAGTTAATACAGTTTCACCTTCATTAACAGCAGTAGTTCCATATACAAACGTTGATTCTGTTATTAATTTCTCACCATCTGTTAAAATAGATATGGTATTATCTGGTCCTGACTGCAAATATCTAACATAGATTGTTAAATTGGTAACGTCATTCTCAAAACTAACATACTCATAACTATCAATTGTTACTATTATACCTGATTTCTCTCCTCGTAATCTTAAACCTACTAATTGTTCTGCATATAAAGATACTGGTATTCCTAAATGACTATCATTTACCTTTACTGAATAATATTGTGAATCGTAATTTATATTACCTGGTATCACCATAGACCCATCTTTAAAGATGTGACTACCAAATGTTTCAATCTGATTTTGTAAAGAAGATTGTAGGGTTGTTAATTCCCTTGCTTGTACAGGAAATCCAGGTTTGAATAGGACTCTGTAAAATTTGTCTTCCTTATTAAAATCATCATAATAAGGACTTATATTTAAATTCGTTTTTTGTGGCATTTTTTAAAATTCCAAGATGATTTTAATGTCTTCCTTTTGTCTGGAGTTCCTAGTGATCAAAGGTCTATTGTCTAGATAGATTATTTCACCTGACCCTTTATTTATCTCAGGAGAAGCAAGACCATTTGTGAAGTTTACTCCTAATGAAATAACTTTGTTTCCTGTAGGATTAGTGCTTATACCAGTGAAGTTTTGATCCACAGTCGCACTAAATCCACTTGTAGGTGCAATAATACTCTCCGCAGATGATTCAAAGGATAAAACTTTTGCTTCAGTTGTAACTCCAACATAATCAGTTTGATCAGATGTAGTTTGATTGAAGTATAGTGATCTATCTTGATAATATTTAATCACATTAGTATCAGTATCATAAGAAACAATGTATCCCTCTGCTGTTCCACCAGTTACAGTTTGTTGAATTTTTTCACCAATAGTTGGTGTTCCTGTAGGAGATACAATCTTAACTGCATTTACTGATGAAAAATCATTCGCAGCATATGTTGATGTTGATCCTATTGAAGTAGGATTTTTTATAATACTTATTTGTGCAAATTTTGTATCCGTTGGAAAATCCTTCGTAGAATCATCAAATCTAGCATATATTAAAAGTTTATCAGTTCCTAATTCTTTATATAAATCAAATCCATGACCTCTTGAAGGTGGGATAATTGGTATCAATTTCGCATAATTTCCAACAGAAACTCCCGAATTACCAAGAGGACCTAAGTCAACCATACCATAAGTATACCCCTGTCCACCTGAAGATACGTTAGTTTTTATTATTTTACCGTTACTATCAGTGTCAATAACAACTTTAGCACCAGTACCATCTCCAATAATGTCAACTTCTCTACCTACAATGTTTTGAGAATAACCAAAACCTTGTTTATCAACATAAACTTTTTTGATTTGGTTATTATTTATTGTGGAATCTCCATTTTCACGCACTGATTGAATTTGTGTCTCTGATGAAGTTGGCCAACTACCAGGAACTGAAATGTATTCTGTTGAATCAAATTTTATAATATCACTTGGAGGAACTGTGAAAAGATACTTCCAAATATATCCATCACCACTTTCACCTGCTCTTGTTGGTTCTAAATCAGTAAATAATGGTTCATCTTGTGATGCATTTCCAGTTGTACTAATTCCAGTGGAACCGTTATCAATACAAACATAAACATCAAAGTTTTTATTCATTACATAGTAATTTGCATCATATAACCTTGTAGAATTGGTTACAGGAGATGGACTTGTCACACTATAATCATGACGATACATCTCATATCTTGTTCCCTGTGTCCAATTTCTTCTTGTTATTAACCTTCTTACGTTCGCACTAGTTACTTTTTTTCCAAATATCTGTGTGTCTCCAGCGTGATTTATGTAGTTTAAATTATCAGTTGGATTCGGTGTATTTGTATTCCAAGCTGTGGTTCTACCAAACCCAACAGCAAGTGTTGGATTAGCAAGACCTAATACAACATAATAAGAATTAGCAGAGTTATCTACAGTCTCTACAAAATTATTTGCATTTAGAATTCTAAATTGATCTGTTACGATTGCCGCCATATCATTAGCTTTTTTCTATATTTATACTACCCAAGATCCTTTCTTAATGAACCATTGTCCCTAAGACCGAAATCTCTTCTCTGGATAGATGGGTAAGTCGTTAATCCAGAGTCTATTGTTAATCCAGTTACCCCGATTGATATTGGATTTTCTCCTCTAGTGAATCCTGAGAGTCTACCCCATGAGAATCCACCAATAGCAGTTCCAAGTCCAACAGAAGTACTAATACCACTGGTATTAACACCAGTCATGATATTACAGGTAATAATACCAACACCTGCATTAAATGCGTTAACAAAGTAGATATTATCAACACATGTAGTTCCAGTAGCAACAACTGTTGAGTTATCACTAACAACTGATGTTACACCATGACCAACTTGTGTCTCAAATATGTATACAGGATATCCAACTTTTAGATCTGTGAGAACTGAATTTGGATTATTTGTCAAATCTGCATTTAAAGTGAATTCAAGTGCAAGTGGATGACCTATACCATCCGTTACTGCTATACCAATAATATCACCATCAAAACCTTGAACGGTTGTTATTACATCAATATCCTCTTTTACAGCATTTGGTAAAGGTGCTAACACTTGAGGAACAGCAGATCTTGTATAACCAACACCAGGATTTGTAATTGTTGTACCAGTTACAATTCCATTAGTAATTGCTGCAGTAGCAGTAGCAGTAGCTCCAACACCAGCACCAATAGCATGAGGAGCAGAAATTGAAATTGAAGTTGTAGCACCAACATATCCACTTCCACCACTTGTTATTGAAAGTGATGAAATAGTTCCTGCAGCAGAGACTACTGCTGTAAATCCAGCCGCAACAGGGTCTGTTGAACCAACTATCAATCCACCAACACTACCTATTACTAAATTTGAGAAATCTTCTTCATAATTAAAGAATCTGGCATTATCAACAAATAATTCATTACCAGTGGTAGATATGTCATCAATTATTTTAGCAGTTGGATAGACTTGAGATTCAATTGAGTCTCTTGTTTTAAATACAATTTCACCATTTACTTTCCTATCAACTTTTTGTTTTGTCCAACTTAATGGTTTAAAGTTTCTTTCATCAACCCCTAATTGTGTGTATAAATTAGTTTCTACTTCATCAGAAGCTGAGATTGAATAAATGGTTCTTGAATCTTGTGTTGTAGTTATACCTGAATTTTCTTTAAACACCTGAACAATATCACCCGTTTTTATAGTAGGTGATACTGACGAACCAGCAGCAACTTGAACAGAGTCAACACCAGTGGTTCCTTTATAGAAGAAAATATCAATTATATCTGATGCATCAGGTGCTTGTGCAAATTCAAATGATGTACCTCCATCAAAGGTGTATGCATCACCAGGATCTTGAACAACACCATTAACGAATATGAGTAATAATGCATCAAGATTAATTAATGATGAATCTGGTCTGTCTTCATCAACTTCAAAACTTAATAAACTTGCATTATAAACTAATGGGAATCTCTTTCTTACACCATCCTGTAAATCTTTTATTGAATCAATGAAATCAAATTCACCAAAATTCCATGACGAATACTGATCTCTAAACACATCAGTAACAGTGAGTTCAAAATCATTAATTAATGATGAGGAATTTAAGAATCTATCAGTAACTAATCCAACAGGTTTAAATACATCACCTATCTTAAAGTTATATCCATTATTATTTAATTTAAAGTTAACTACTTCATAAGATGTAGAACCTATACCAACTGAAGTATTAGCAGCTCCCACTTCAACATCTACTGTAACACCTGTTCCAGTATCAGTTGTTGAACCTATTCCTCTTCTTGAAACACCAGTAATTGGTAGATTTTGATAGGATGGTGCAGAAACTTGAATGCTTGGGGTTACATATCCTTTTCCAACACTCGTAATATTAAATTTAAGTGCACCACCAGTTCCTTTTGGTGCTTTACCAACATTAACAGAAATCTTATTTGCAGCAGGAACTGTAATTGCTAGGTTTATAAGTCCATCTATTGGATCACCAATTCTTGGATATGCATGAGTAGTTTCGTGGTTATCCTGAGCGCATGTGAATACTAGGGAACTAGTCTTAATACCAATAGTATCAGAATTACTTAATCCATGATTAGATGTAGTTGTTACAACTAAAATACCTGTATCTGGTGTATAAGTTGCAGCATTAACATTGAGTGGTGTAGTACCCCAAGCATTTGGTATGATTGCACCAGTTGCAGTACCACCAACATAGGTATGATCGTTCTCAACAACACTTGCAGTCACCACAGCACCTGTTCCTGCACCACCACCAGGACCAACATTAACAGATAATGTATTTACATCAATTACTGTGATTGGTAAATTTACTAATCCACCAGCTGGATCTGTTGATCTTGGATATGTATGATTTGTTTTATGATAATCTCTAGAACATGTAAATGTTAATGAATTTTCAACAATTTTAACATTTCCACTACTTCTTCCATGATTAGGAATTGTTAATGTTAATAATCCTGTGTGTGATTCATATATTGCATTTGTAGGTGTAAATGGACCACCAGTACCAGTAACAGCACCAGTTGCAGCACTTACAAACTTATGTTCATATGCAATATCAGTTACAGCAACAGAAACTGGATTTCTATATCCAGATCCAAATGATAAATCTGGGAAGTATTCAAATACTGTTCCCGATCCAACATAAGCATGAGTCTGTGTACTTACTCCAATATCAGTTGTAAATGTTTTTTCTGATGTTATACCAGCTATACTGAATGATTTATCAGATGCGATTGTTAATGTTGGATTAAATACCAATCCATCAAATCTAACAAATTCATTTATTTCTCTAAATTTATGTTTCTTAGTTGTGGTGACTTCTAATTGACCTGTAGTATTATTAAAGGAAACAGTTTGTATACCCAAAGCATCCCCTGCGGTAGCTATTCCACAGATACCAACTATTGTTGTTCCACCAGCACCTACAGTTGGTTTAACTTTAGCTGGTGTTAAGTTTGCAACACCTAATCCACCAGTAGATCCTACTGATACAATTACACCACCTCTAGGTAATTGATTTTGATTTACATCTACATCACTTATAATTTTTGTTCCATTAGATGACGTAATTCCTGTGAATACAACATTACTTGCACTACCAGACTCTGAGAATTCATAATTATTACCTAAGTTATTAAATGTAGATGGTGTCTGGAAGATTCCATTTAAAAGAAGTATACTACTTCCTGTTTGTATACCTGCTGTATTTGCTCCTCCAACTTTGATTGGATATGTTACTCCAATACCTGTGAAACTATCTGATATATCATCAAAAATGGTATTTGTACTATAATCTTGTCTAAGATATACTCTACCATTAAATTTAGATCTAACAGGATCAAGATTTGCAGGTGTTTTCTGGGTTGTATTAGTTCCTCTTGGTGGTTCTGTAAAATGAATAGTACTATCAACTATATTGTATCCACCAGAAAATAGTCTACTTGTAGCACCTGAGCTATGACTTGTAGCAGCAGATCCTATCGCACCTCTTTCAACAACGAGTAAGTTTACAGTTCCTGACTCTGATATTGGTCCAACTGATGTGGTTCCTAAACCAACATTAGTTATCTTCATATATTCATTATCAACTTTTATTATGTCATCTGATGTAATTGATGATATACCTGCTACACTAAATGTTGTAGCATTATTCGTGATGTTATATTCTAAAGTAGTTGTAATTGGTGTAAACGCAATTGGAGATTGAATGACACCATCAATTGATAATAATGCCTTTTCATTCTTTTTAAACATTTCAAATTCATGAGCATTACCAGTTCCAGTTCCTGTAAATGTAACTGCTACTCCTGCTATAGAATCAGGATATGATTTTGAAATTTTAAATGTATCTTTATCAATTCTTATTGCATATACTTCTGATCCTAATGTACCACCAGCAGTTGCAATACCTGATAATGATATTCCTGTAAATGTTGAACCAGGTGAATATACCAATCTTTCACCAGTTTCAAAGAAATGATCAACTATAGTGAATATACCAGTTGATGCATCTAAAGTTGCTACATCTGATGGATTAAATTGTTTTTGGAATATTGGTTTTGAATTACTTTGAAGTGCAAAACTTGTTTTATTGGATCTTGTTCCATTAATAGCATCATATTGAGCAAATGATAATGATTCAGTAACAGTTCCATACTGTAAATCAGGTGGTATATTTAATAGATCAGTTTCAGAGTAGAATGCCTCTGTAAATGCTTGTACTTGTACACTATTTGTTCCACCACTGTATAATGGATCTGGATGGAAGTTAAGATTTAAATCATTACCTACAATTGTTGATGAGAATGTTCCAATTCCAGATGTACTTCCTATTGATAAGAAAGGATACTGAGTTGTATGTGTATCAGTTGAATCGTGAGCAACTAAGACTCTATGAAGTGCACTTGTTGAACCACTTGAAACTCTAACAAAACCTTGAAGTGATGATATTACATTTTCAGTAAATGTTGCAATAGTTGATGCTGATGAAACATTAGAGAAATTAGATTCAAATTTATTAGTTCTTTCAGTTCCATCTAATTGTCCAGATAACTTAAATCTATATGTTCCTATACCTGCAGCTGTTGTTCCTATACCAATAACTCTTGATCTTACTAAAACTTCATTTGCTTGATCGTTCTCAAAGTTTAATGATAAAACATTAGAATCAATACTTGAAGTAAAAGTACCAATAAAGTTAGATGTTGAACCATCCTCAGTATCTGCATAAAATTCAGATATAAAGGAATTTGTACCATCATGTGTTAAATATAGATCAACAAAATTAGTTTGATCTGTTGTGACATTATTTACTTCAACTGAAGCAAAAAATGCATCAGTATTATTAATATCTGTTGATATTATCAAAGAAGTAGAAGCTGTCGCTACTGTAGTATTAATACCAGATAGATTAATAAATCCAATAGACTGAGTTCCAATACCAGTCAAATTAGTGTTAAATGATGTTTCTAATATTTTTAAATCATAGTCATTATTTTCTGGATCATCTGGTGTGAATTTTATACTAATAATACCAGAGGTATCAATTTCACCTACAATCTCACCAAGTTCTGATGGTGTAGTATGAATTTTTGCTCTTTCTGCTGTGAATACATCTGTATCATCTTTATATAAAATTATATCAGATATCTGTGTATTATTGTTGTTAGGATTTCTTACTTGAATTAAGAATGTTGCATATCTTGTGTTTATTGCTAAATCTAAGAATTGACTTAAAGTTGATGCAGTATTAGAGAATAATCTACTAATATCATCAATTTCCAAAACTCTATTTGTTCTACATTCAATATATGGTGATAATTTTGTATTTTTTAATTTAAGGAATTTTGACTTACCATCAAAAGTGTCAATATCTAGAGCAAAATCAAAATTATTAATCGTATCTACTCTTTTTTGATCTATAAAATCAAGTGCAAGAACATCAGTAAAACTTGATGTAGTAACACCAGCACTGGTTGTAGATGTAATACCAACATCAGCAAAATTCTTAAGACCTGAAGTATGAAGTAACCTATTTACTGGATTAATTAGATCCTCATATGTTATTGGACTTTTAACACTATAAGATAAATTTTGATAGTAATCGTTATCTGGTGTTACTTGATAATCTTGATTTAGTTTACCAATATTGTCAGTCCAACCCTGATCTTCTCTAAGAGAGTAATTTATTTCAAATAAACCACTATTTTTTGAAACTGTATTAATAGTTGCTATATTACCAGATACAAACCCTTTAATTAATTGTCCAGCAACTAAATTAAATGCACCAGGTACTTCTTCTTCAATTTTTATTAATTCATTTGTGGCTTCAGATATTTTAAGTTCAACTGGAACATAAGAAGATCCAATAAAGGCTAGTAATTTTTCACCAACACTAAATTTTGATACTTCTTGTGTGACTTTAAAGTCTGGATAATCATCTTTACTAATTACAACACCGAATGAATTTTGAACAGTTTTTGCAACTCCTGCATTACTGGTGACTGAAGACAAGTCAAATTGAATTGTAGCTGGATTAGTATTATTAACAGCACTTATTTTAAAGAATTTAAACCCATTATCTGCAGAGTTAAATCCAGTTCCAGTATTACCATATTTCTCAAGACCTTCAACATATATTTCTTCATCAACAGAGAATGGTGCAGTTGTAAATCCTAAAACTGGAGTTACAAGAGTACATGTTACTATACCTACTGTAGGATTATATTGTAATTGACTTACTGTTAATCCATTACTGTTATTAACAGCAAATACTTCATGAGTTATAGATTGTAAACCTTTAGGTGCAACAACTATAGAAACATTTGTTAATGAACTACCATCAATACTTGCAGCAATAATTGCACCAGACTTATCTTGAACACCTGTTATTGGATTTACAATTACTAAATCAGGTATTGTTGTATAATTAGCACCACCACTCAATATTTCAATATTTGAAATAGTATTAGAATTAATAACTGATATAACTGGAGAAATAAATGCCTCTGGTTTAAGAGTAGGATCAGATGAATACTCAAAACCTGGATTTAATATTCTAACATCATCTATTCTATTAATTGTTGTAGAGTCTGGAAGTAAAGTTGCATTAGTTCCTTGAGTTGATGCAATGCTAACAAAAGATGGCAAACTATCATATCCAACTCCACCAAAATCAATACCAACTTGATCTATAGGACCTTTAGCTCTGGAAGATTTAGTAGTATATTTTAGAACACTTGTCTCTGTCGATGCATAAGATAATTTTTCAGGAACTTCAGGTAGTGAAATACTAAAATTGGTATATGATATACCAACTGTATATGGAACATCAAAAATACTATATTGACCACTATACTTACTATCAATATAATTTATTCTATTGTAATTTGATACATCAGTATCTGATGTGCTTATAAAACCTGATTTTTTCAAGTTATAATAAAGCACTGACGGATTATCATTAGAATAGTTTAATGTTAATGTTGCAGTTGAAGTTACTCCTACTGTACCAACACCTATAACTTGTAAATTTGAAGTATTTCCAACAGATACAAATTGATTCTTATAATCTTTATCATAGAAAATATTTAATTCATAACCTTGAAGTGATGTATGACCTAATCCAAAAACTAAATTATTATCTCTAAGAATTGATATTGGTGGGTTAATTAAGGAAAATTCATGCGTTCCACCAGTAGAACTTAACTCTATAACACTAGATGGATTACTTGTTACATCAATATAAGTTTCACCCAATTTAAAGTTATTATCATCAACTTTGAAAACATAGTAAGATTCATTATTTGTTAAACCCTGTGATACTGACGATGATGCATATTTAACTTTATCACCCGTCTTTAAATTATGATCTGCAATATTAAAGTTATTGGTTGATGTTGTAACTCCACTTGATGGGCATGTAATTTGATTTATTAATAAATTCTGTGTTTGATTATCAAATCTAAGATCTATAGACCCTGATGTACCTATTCCAACCGATTCATTTGGTGTTAGACTAAGATCAATAACATCACCATTAATCAAATTGTGTGCGGTTGATAATGCTACTACAGCATCAACACGTTGTAACTTTCCTGTAATTTGTGTTGGATTGGATTGTAAGAGATACTCAAAACTACTTGATCCAACTTTTGTATCACCTACAAATGCTAATCCATTGGTTGAAGTTGTTAAACCAACTTGTGTGACTATTCCAACGTAATCTTTTGATTTTCTTATTATGAATACATCTTCACTATTTGCTGAACCAGATGGTAATTTAAATGTAGAAACACCATCATCATCGGAAACTGTTATTCCATAACCTGATGCAGGTTTTGTTAAAGTAACTCTTTGATTTGTCTTAAATGGATGATCAGGTAAGAAAATGCTATGAGTTGGTGTAGATACAACTTTTACAAGATCACCTAAAGTTGATGTTGCTGTTGATCCCAATCCAACAACTGTACCAACACCTATAGACTCATGAGGATTAAAGTAGATTAAATCATTTACTTTAGAGTCAAATAAATCAGTTTCAAGTGGTATATTGAAGTAACTAGGTATTAAACTAACTTTTGTTGATACTGTATGAACACCAGATACAACACCTCTCTGTACTCTTAAAATATTATTTTGATTAAAAGTATTTAAAACTAATAATTTCTCTGTTCCAATCCCAATACTGCTACCGACTGAAATATGCTCTGGTATATGTGAAACGTAAATATCAGTCACAATACCAGTTGTTGCAGAATTTGGTACTTCTTGATAAAGAACTGTTTGAGCAGTATCTATTCCTATTTGATGTGAACCTGCTAAACCTTTTATTAAAGAAGTACTTAGACCAGATACAATAACATTATCAAGTCCATTTAGACTTGGAGCAGTAGAAATATAAGCAGCAACATGTTGTGGATTTCTCCATACAAAAACTACATTTTCATAGGTATCTACTGTTGTTTCAATAGATGTTATCTCTTTTCCTTGTAAACGTTTTACAGATACACTTAATCCACCACCATTTGTATCAGTATTATCAAATATTGCACTATCACCAATCTCATAATTGTCACCAACATTTATGATATCAATAGAATCAATAGAACCTGATGTTGTTGATTCAACAATTGAGGATTGTTGTGTTATTTCATTTGATTCTACAATAAAATCATTATCTGCAAATTCATCAGATACTTTATATGGATAACTGTTACGTATTAAATCTGATGTATTAAAATCAAAAGTATTTTGATTAATATTGAAATTTTCTGTAGATGGATCTGATCTATAAGATTGTCCTATAAAGTATGGGAAAGAAGGTAATAATGTATTAGTTGCAATTCCAACAAAATATGCATAAGTTCCATTTGGATACTCTGGGGTTCTTCCATATCTACCATTATGCTGATCTAAATCACCTGCATTTGTAAATTTATAATCTTCAACAAAAAATCCATTACTAAATCCAGATGGTCTGTCTAAAACACTAGAAGTATCTAATACATATCCACTATTTAAAATTCTAATAGAAGAATTGTCATCATTTGCATCACTATATCCATATGGACCATATATTGGATTACCATCATAAGCCCAACCAATAATTGGAGAATGACCATTACCAGTATCTCCAAATGTATCATTTCCAATTTGAGTAGAGTATCCAACAATTGAATATTCTAATTTGTTATTAGTTTCAACAAGAGCTTCATTACCATACCTTGCGAAAGTATTAACAGTAAGTCCTCTAGTAGAAACTTCTAATTTAGTACCAGTTCCTGGTGGAACTACTTTTATATCAATTTTATCTTGCTGATATTGAAGACCACCATCTAATATTATGACTTGATCAATTTTCCCGTCTACAACAACTGCTCTTAATTTTGCACCTAAACCAGTACCTATTCCAACTACTTCTAAGTCTGGAGCAGAAGAATACTCACGACCTCTAGATTGTATTTCAACAAAAGATATCTTTCCATCAGTAATAATTGGTTTTAATTGAGCGTCTTTACCTGTTTTTACACTTACTGTTACTGATTTTTCAAGATTAAGTATATCAGATCCATAACCAGTACCCTCTTCATAAAGTAGAATATCAGTAATAGGACCTCTAACGACTGGTGTAGCAGTTATGATACCAACACTAGTATTAGCAAGTTCATATTTTAAATTTAATTTAACATCTGGATATTTAAATACTTGGAATCCAGTTCCTTGATCTGAGAACTTAATATAATCACTTCTATTATATTCGGTTTTAATTGTTCCACCAAGACCAGCATTTACAATTCTGAATGAATTATCATTTACCTTTAATACTTGATAATAGTTAGAAGTTGTAGTTATACCAGTGGATGTTGTCAATCCAGTAATAGATGTTGGTATTGTTGATCCTATTCCAACTGCAGTAGAATAAACAATTTTATCACCTTCATTAAATCCATGATTATCAAAATGAATTGTATTTGTTATTGTGTTTATACCAGTTGGTTTTACATAAACTTGTCTATTTTCATATCCACTTCCACCATCTATAACTCTAATATCTTTTAAGGTTTTTTCTTTACTTAAAAGTTTAAATTTATGAACACCAATTTTATTAGTAGTTGTAAATCCAACAGTGTTAATACCTGCATTATAATCATCTAAGGTTTGGAATAATTTTATTGTGGTTGGATTAATTACAGATGGATAATATGTAGACGCATTAACTAAGGTTGTAGTTCCCAACCCAACTACAGAAGTACCACTATCATTACCTACAGTTCCTATTCCAAGTGATGGATTGTTATTTCTATCATAAACAAGAGGTTGTCCACTTACAATATTGTGTTTATCTAAGAATGTAAGAGTTTCATTTATATTATCAATTCCACCAGATTCTGCTATTAATCTTGCATCAAATGATATCTCTCTTCTTCTTTCTGATAATAAAGGTTCTAGAACAGATCCATTTCCATTACCACCCTCAATAGTAACTGATATTACTCTTTTAATATCAAAATCTTGAGGATCAACCTGAACATCTTTCACAGAACCTGTAATTACAGGTCTTATTAAAGCATTGGTGCTTCCTGTAACAGGTGCTGATAACTCAATGGTAGGTGGTTTTAAAAGATCATAGTTACTACCACCATTTAATAAACTAACTTTATCTAAAGGTCCAAAGAATATTTTATCGTTAGATTTATAATTTCTTATTTCAACCCCATTTATTAACATTCCAGTTGTACCAGGTGTTGTAACAACTGATTTTGCATTTGTAAGATTAGGATTTAATGGGAATTTTTTTAATAGTTTTTGAGAAGCTATTTCCTGTTCAACAATACCAACTAAAGAAAATGTATGAGTTCCAGAACCAGATGGTAATGCTTCAAATTCTTCAAAGTCAGCTATAGGTATAAATGATCTTGATCTATAAAGACGTATTTGGTTTGGATTGTTTAATACCTCAACAAAGTATGATGCTTCTGGTAAATTCGGTAAAACTGTTCCTTGAGCTGTATAAAAAATTTCATCACCAGTTATAAAAGGAACTGGATTTTGAAATGATAGAATACTATACTTAAGGGTGTTTCCATTATATCCAGATTGTGGTAATTGATTACCTGCTATTGCATTAGGCAGTATTGCCTTTGGTAATGATGCTGTTATTTGATATGATGGTAGAGAATTGGATGCAACATAAAAATTTGTATTTGATTCATTATATACATTTGTTACATCAGTTGTTAATACACTATTTCCAAATTCTATATCTGCTATTGTACTTGTTGCACGATTTATTACTCTTCTTAAGTCATATTCTCTATTTGGGTCTGGAAATAAAGTAATTCCTGGTTGATTTGTTAGATTATTAAGTGAAATAGTACCAGTTGGTTTATCAATATTACCTACAATTCCTGTAGATATCTTAGTCTCTTCATTTCTGAATAATATTTCAACATTATCTCCAACTTTTAGACTTGATTTATCAATATCTCTTGTAAATAAGACAATGTTAGCACCAGATATACTTTCAATTCTAAATCTAGATGATGTATTATAAATCCATGTGTTTGCAAATATCTGCTTCTTAGTTTTATCTTCTGTAGGATTTGTTATCTTTTCACCAACATTTCTAACAGTAATTTTTTCACCTTCAGTCAATAATCGAATATCTGAGGTTGGAGTAAATTTTGATAAGACTCCTGTTAATCTAATTTCTGCTTTTTTACTTAAATCACCATTTTCATAACCATAATAAAATTCATTTGATCTTAAATCATCAGAAGTAGATATATCATCAATAATATTTTCGCAACCAAAGAATTGATTGACTGATTTATCATTATAATAGATGTTTGTGCTTATACCAGACACTAAAGTTCCTGTTTGAGCAAATCCAACAGTAGAATCAACAGTTATTACTGAAGAACCTGCAGATACATTACCAATTACTTTGGTTTTACCAGTTATATTAAATGTCCCTTCAATAAGGTCAACATCATTAAAACCAACAAATAAACCTATTTTGTAATATACTTTTCCCTTTCTTGTTAATGGTTCTACTTCAGATATTGATGCTCTAGTTGCACTATCATTTGATTTTATGATAGTTTGTCCAACTAAGTTTGCTGGATTGCCAGATATAGACTCTGCAAGAACAATTTCTCTACGTATATACTCTGCAGATGATGGTTTTATTAAATATTGCTCTAAATCAACAATTTTAGGTGTTTCATTATATAAAACATTAAATAAAATTCTAAATGACTCTTCTGTTCCTTTTGATTGGTATAATGATTTTGAATTTTTAATAAAATTGCTTACATCTAGATTATTGACAAAATTTACATTTTCTAAACCTGGTGTAAGTAATTTTTTTGTCTTTTTATAAAATTCTTTAAGAAAAAGTGCACTTAAATTAAGTACAGTTGCATCATTATCATGATTAATTGCAGATGAATCAGTAAATACCAATTCTGTTGGATTATCTTCTGCATGATAAGTTGTGATACCACTAAAACCACGAATACAACCTGTAAAACTATTAGTTGTGATTCCAGTATATGTTACGACTTCATTTTCAATCTTAAAAAGACCATATTCATTTGGAAATCCTTTAGTGCTAGTAACATTTACTGTAGTATCTGTTGTAGTAATACCACTTGTTAACTTAGTCTCTCCAACAACAACTTCAGGTGTTAAATTATCTAATTTTACATATTGATCTAAATTATCAGTAAGGTCAATTACACCTCCCTGATATTCTTGGGAAATATAGTATTGCTTTAAAAAATCTACTGCCTTTGGACTTTCAGATAAGAAAAACTCTGGAATTTGGTTTTCAATTATCTGTTGGACTTTGACTCTTTTATCAATTCCAGTGGTTATCATACTATCCCCTTACAAGTGCTCCATTTGCATAACTTGATGTAATCTTATATCCGACACCCGATATCTGTTCACCAGAAGTGATTGTGTCCTTAATCATATTTATAGAGCTATCACCAACGGAAAAACTCAAATATAAGTCTTTCAATCCAATAACATCATTAGATTCTGGGAATGCTTGAATTTCTATAATATTATTTGGTCTTTGAGTTGATGTTATGTTTACAGTTGAAATAATCACTTCACCATGATCATAATCAACAATTCCTGCAGATGCTACAACTAATTGATTTTGAGATAATTCAGTATCCCCTTTAACAATAGCCAAAATACCTTTACCACTTCCATCTAAAGTGCCATCACTATGCTTATTAGGTATGTCAGTAAAATAAACTGTGTCATTTTGACCTTGAATTGTAAATCCAGTACTCTTAATGTTTTTACCCTCTGGATTAATATGGAATTTATTTCCATAACATAATTCATATTGAGCAAATGTATTAGTCAATGCTCTAAGGTTTCTTCTAATTCTTACCCTTGTAATATTTGAAGTAATCGCATCATCTATATTGTCAATTACATTTAATACCTTACTATATTTAAATCTTCCACCAAATTTATTAATATCAGTTGATGAACCGTATGTAAGTAGACCATTTGTAATTTTTGTCTTCAATTCAGATACTGTTGTGACCTTTGATGGGTCATAATATACAAATGAATCCAATTCAACGTATAATAATTTTAAATCAAGTAGTTTTTGATTTATACCTGCTAATGCATAACTTTTTAAATTAGATAAAATTGAATTTTTATCAAAATCGGATACAAATTCACCATTTTTTGGTTTTATTGTAATAAACACTGTTCCAAACTCAGGTGGATCAAGTTCTTCTCCACCTACAACCGATACGGATTCGGTATTTGGATATATTTGTTGTATTATAGACTCATAATCCCTTGCTGTAACTGCTCTGTACTGTGATGAATACAGTCTAGGTGCAAAATACTTAATTGAACTAATTGACTCAATTTCACCCCCATTAGCTGCCGCTGAGACTGTTGCAACAATAGGTGTGGTTGTTGGTAATTGTATTTGATTAGATGATGATGTAATACTACCTGAATATTGGAAAGATGCAGGACCATTTCCCTCAATACCGTCTGTAGTGATATAAGAAACAGTAATTATTGCATCATTTTCTAGTTTTTTACCAAATACCCCATCACCAAATAACAATTCATACCTTTCATCAGTTGCTTCTTGAATTAAATATGTCTCTGATGTATCAGTAATGTTTAAAATATTATCTACCTTACGATATTCTCTACCTAAACCAGTATCGGCTGCACCTTTTACATAAACTTTGATGGTTCCAGTGTCAATAAATGAATTTTCAAGTATAAATCGTTGATCTAATGACCCATCAACCACAAAAGTCTTCGATAAGTAAGTTCCTTGATATATGACTATATTACTAAAAACTCCAGTACTACTTATTATATTGCCATTCGTATCAGTCTGCTGTGTTGTTACAGTTGTAATTGATTCTGGAATAGAAAATACATATGAACTATCATTTGATGCTCCTACACAAACTAAACCTGCCTGAAGAGTGAGTGTGGGTGTGTTTGTTGCAGTTGTAATGTTAAAAGAAACTGTCGCTTGAGCAGAAGTTCTTGATCTTGGTACATATCCAATATTCCTTGCAAGAGAAACAACGTTTTCACGCAATGTAGCAGAGTCTAAGAATGACTCATTTACAATCATATTAGAGTTAAACGCTGTAATATACGTATTATATGCTAAAGTATCAATTAAAACTGAAAAATTTGATCCTTCAAAGTCAAAATCTGTAAAATCCGAGTTTGCACGGAGATAATCTTTAATTGAAGTCTTGATTTGATCAAAATCTAGGTTAGTAAACTTAGTAAAAGGCATTTATCTTGTTGCTTCGAGCATGAATGTGAATTCTTGTGTAGGAATGTCTTGTCCAATAATATTAAAGAACACCGTGACCTCAAATTCATTCAAATCTGGTCTTGGATCTACTTCAACTACTACATTATCTATTCTAGGTTCAAAGTTTTCAAGTGTAATTTGAATTTGGTTCTGTATTACAGATGCAGTACCAAAATCAACAAAGTCAAATAGGCTATCACGTACCTCAGATCCCAATGCTGAGTTAAAAAACCTCTCAGTTGGGATTGTTTGTACTAAATTTCTTACAGATTTCTTAATTGCGTTCTCATTTTTGAGAATTGTAAGGTCTTTTGTGACAGGATGAGGGGTAAAAGACAAGCTAATGTCCTTAAATGCTCTTGATATCCGTTTTATTGCCATGTAAACAGGTGTTTCCTGTTTTATTTATGACACTTTTTTTGTAAATGTTATTATTTATCCTAATTCTGGTTCAAATGGCTTTCTTTCGTCAATATTTTTCCTTTCTTTTGATGTTTTCCAGAAATAATTCTCTTCTGAACCCAATCCATCACGGTCATGACCATTTTCAACCTGATAGTATACAGTTGAAACCTTAAAATCAGGTACTTTTGGTGTTTCGGGTGTTAAACTATTGTCATATATACGCATTCTATTGTTTGGATAGAGGCAAAACTGACCATTATCCAATTCTAAAAGGTTATGAGACTTATGTTCAGCAGGTTGTTCACTTGTAGAGTAGTCAATTGCGTCTACATCTTGATGATAATTGTCTAAAGTACAAATATAAGTACCTGTTTGTGTTCCATAGTCTCTTGTCATCACTTCAAAATGCATTGAACCGATAAATTGCTTCTGTACTGCGACTACACCATAGTCCATACAGTTCCAAAACTGTAAATTATGCAGTGTCATATCAGGTGTAGGAGTCTCTGGGTCTGTTGTAAATGCCGAAATTGGTAATTTATCGAACATTGCAGCATATTCGGGCAAATAAGTCTCAAAATAAAATGCCCTACCAGGTATACTCTTTGCAGATACCCATACTCCCTTTACAAATTCACCATGTCCACTCTTATGATCGGTCAAATACTCTTTTCTTACCCATACTTCATAAGAAGGAAGATTTGCAATCAAACAAGACATCTATTTTCCTTGTCCTCTAGGTCTTTTACGAGCCGAGTTACGGGCGGTAGACGAGTATTTTGTGTGTTTTCCGTTACCCTGACGAGTTTTTTTCGGGTGCGAATCTATTGAGTTGCCTGTGTTAAATGTTTTTGCCATTTTCTTCTTGTCCTATTCGTGATGTGATTAATTCGAGCGGATGCGGAGATCCTGTCTCATAAAACTCTTCTGCTAAGTCCTGCATCTTCTCGAAGTATTCTTCTTCAGTAAGACGTTCTGCAAGAACCTTACCGTTATGAGAGATATTAAATAACTCTTGTTTTTTCATGTCCTACTCTAATACGTGGGTCACACATAATACGGAATCCTGCCTCTTTTGCATCTAGGCAAAATGAGACATCTTCTCCGCACATGTCTTGAACTGCTCCTGATTCAAAGACTTGCATCTTTGGAGCAAACCAAGGATAAGGCATTTGCTTGTCTTCAAATACTCCATGCTTGATTAATAACCAACCAAAACCTGCATAGTCAACTGTAAATGGTTTCTTTCTCTTTGCAATTGAATCTAAAGTTTCATGGTTCATCACTCCACCGTTGCCTTTGAAGTCATCCTCATCTAACCAGTGAGCGACTGAAGTTGTTCTTCCATCTTCTGTACAATACCAACCTGATGCAATCTTTTCGTCCATTAATACAAGTTGATAGAACTTCTCAACATTAAAAACGATATCTGAGTCTATCCATAACTGATAATCATACTTTAACTTACCATCCCAAGGTAATTGATCAGGACCTCGAAGAACATTTGCACCAAGACACTTACATCTGGCAAAGTTTACCATTGATGAATAGTCTTGTGATATTTGTATACTTGCCTTTGCTTGAACTAAGTCAAAGCAGAGAGTGACAAAGTTCTTTAAAAATGTATATGATACTCCTCGACCTGGTAAACAGAATACAACTGTCTTACCTGCTATCATTCTTTTTGCTTTATCGTAATCCCACTCTGGTGTGTCTGCTTCTTTTTTTGCTTTTGCAGCTGCTGATTTAACAGTAAATCCTTTTGCCATACTAATGTTCAATTATAATTATATAATACACTATTATCTATACGTTGTCAATCAAAAAAATTTTATTTCTTTTGTTCGGTTTTACTTTCTTCTCTATGATAATTCAATTGAATACCTTTAAGTTTAAGTAAGACCATCTTAGTCTGCGTCATTGTCTTATCATAAAAGACAACTGTTTCTTCGTGAATGCCAATGTCGCCACTCATAAATTCTCCTGTAAAGTACTTTTATATTACTTCTCTCTTCCTATGAAATATATCATATATCTTAATTATTTACAAGTTTAATGTTTGCTTTAGATTCTTTTCTGTAACAATCTAATCTTCTTTCTCTGTTATAATAACTTCTTCTGTATCAATATTCCAATTAAGTTTTGTCTCTTCGTACCAGTTCATATCGTTCATTATCCATTCGGGTATAATCGTATAGTATTCCCCAGTGGTTGGATCGGTCTCTATGGTGGTAAAAATTTCTGCGGGATTTTTTTTCATGTAGTGGATTTCATTTTTCATTTCTGATTGTATCTATACCTGGGAAAATTTTTATATATGAAATGCCACTTATGTCTCGCTTCCGTAACACTTTGTAGGTTAGGTTCCCATACCGTTTTTATATACGGGGGGATCAACCCCCATATAACTGCTGTATCACGAACGAATGATATTAAAGTTGTAGTGTGAGAAGACCTCTCTATCTACCAACTTAAAGACCCCGTGATCTCCTGCCATTACATACCCTTCCCCTGAGATGTACTCATTACCTATGAAGCACTCCGCATCAAAATTATCTCTCATAAGTTTCATATACTCTTCTTTAATACTCTTAACCAATAACCACAACCGCATCAACTGATAATTTGCGAACTCCTCCGCAACCACTTCGTCCCCGTCACGAATATATGCGTTGATGTCCTGTTTCATATACTTTGCTTCCTTCTCTGTCGCAAAGTCTACAAGTGTTGCCATTTGACGGGCAAAACCTACCATTAACTTAATATCCTTAGTTGCTCCATACTCACTTATCCACGCATCAGGTTGTATGAAGTCAGCACCACGACCAGACAAAAGAACGAATGTAAGTGGGTTTGCTTTCATGTCCTTAAGTGTGTTTCCCGTGTAATAGGTATGAGGTGCAACCACTACACCCCCGTGCATCACTTCACTAAAGGTATAAGAAATTGCATTCGGTTTGTAATCTCTGTAACCACCGAATCCAATAAAGTCTCCTTGAAATACTGAGAACGGGACTTCCTCTTCACGGGGTAGGCAATTAAGGCAACGAATCAGGATCGACTGTAATTCTACGTCGGGGTGGTTGTTGCATATGTCCTCTACTGTATAATTGACCTTCGGTGTTCTCTTATTAAATACGGACTTCGTGCCAACAAAAAACTTTCCGTTGTCTGGATCAGTACCCCATACGATTGCGGGTGATCCGTCAATCTTCACGGAATAATCATTCGGTGCTAAGAACGCATCTAATACAGATAGATCCCCTGTAAGGATCGTATCTTCGGGGTGTTCAATGTGTAGTCGTTTCATTTTTGAGAAGTGTTAAAAGTTCATTATACTGGTAAGGTTCATATGCTCTTCTATCACTTGGGTGGAAATCTGCCCAATCACACCCATCAATTTTAAAGTTAAGGTTGCCATTCTCAACGTAGTAATCAAACTGACAACCATCAGTAGGAGAAGTAAAACTTTTCATCTTACGCAAATACAGGGTTTGCGTACTTGCTGCAAGGGTGTGGGTCACTTGGTGAACACCCGAATGAAGCAATGAATGTGTCTAACTCTTTAACTTCTTCGTTAGTTAAGTCAACGAAGTCAACCTGTGCAATGTGGTCTACTCCCCACTCTGCAACCTCAAAAACGAATTCCTCCCAATCACAACAAACGTGGGCAACGTTTTCAAAGTTGTCATTTGAGAGGATTCTTTGAGAAATTCTTAGAGATTGTGGTAACATAATTTTGAAATTAGTTTTGTGGTGTATGTCCTTATTATAAAGGAAAAAGGGATCAACTGTGGATCCCTGTAACATTAATTAATCTTTGTCAGTGTAAGAACCTTGAACAACTCTGTTGCCATTCAAAGCATAAAACACGACTTCGGCAAGTCCATATTCCTGTGCCATGTCATAGCATACGTCCCAACACTCATCTAAAGAGTTTCTCTCTTCTCTAACTGTTGTGTTTGGAACTTCGATTGTATATGTCATCATAATAAAAAAATGTAATTTGTTTGGTGTATGTACCTATTATAAAGGAACAGAAACCCGATTGTGGGTTTCTGTTGTAATTGTTTACAGTTCAGCAATGAACTCATTCATTTCGTCAAGGTCTGCTTCACCCCAGTCTGCTCCGTCGGGTGTAGCATCATTCTTAAAAACTCCGTGAATGTACTGGAGAAATTCTGGATAGTCTTCGCACTCTCTGCCGATCTCATATAAACCCTGATCGTTACCTATCCACAACGCACAGTTCCAAGTTGTCCAATCTGTCCACCCGTTGTACTCTCTCTTTGGTAAGTCTGTGAGGTTTAGTTTTGTTTGAAACATGAAGTAACTCCTTTTGGTGTATACGTTTATTATAGAGGATATTGGTTGCAAATGTGGATTTGTTACAACCAATATTAAGATCAAATGGACGCTTTATAAATCGTCTACTTGAACGATGTCAGAGGGTGTGGGCGATTCTCACAGAATGAAAGAGAAGTTAAATAAACTCCCATATAATCCTGCACCCTATCAAAGAGTTTAGAAATTCTCTCATCTTCGTCTTTGCCTTCAGAATCCCAAACTCCATAGGCATTATCCCTTTTGAAATTAAGATCCTCTATCTCTTTGGCATTTTTGAATTTTGGATCAAATTCCAGTTTTTCAACGATGTATTTCTTATTCATCTTACTTACCTCCATTGAATTGTTGAATTAATGTCTCAGTGTTCTTATCCTGCTTCTGTATCAATTCATCGCACATTCTGATTAATCTTCTCAACTCCTCAACATCTTTATCAAATTGTTTTGTGGTGTACATGAAAGAACTCCGTTGTGGTGTATATGTTTATTATAGAGGATACGGGAACTGTTTAAAGTCCCCGTTACAATAAGTTAATACTCTGAAACAATTTTCAACCATGCCCAAACTTCTCCCTTTGTTAAATATCCTCTCACGTCTGTCCACTCATTATCATAATGTAATTGGTCTCCCTTTAAAAGAGCAATTTCATAAAGTCCGTCTTTACCTCCATAAGAATGCTCATGACAGGCAACTGAGAGACCATAACCATTTTCACAGTAGTATCTCACTACTTCGTCGTTTGGTCTAATTACTCTTTTTTCTTTGTACATAGTTTTTAAACTTTGTTTGTTATATCCTTATTATAAAGGATTTTTGATTGATTTGTAGTTACTCTATGCCACTTATTAAAGTGTCATTCTCCTTTTGCAATTCGTCTACGGATCTCCTATAATCCATTTCAGTTGCGATTGCTTTTCCGACTGTATAAAGTGCGAAGCAGCCGCCGATGAGTATAAAAAGTTCGATTCCTGTCATTATGCTAATTGTAATAAAATTGTTTGTGATCCATCATTGTTGTCTGTGATGGTGACTTTTTTGGTTGGAAATTGTTGCTTTAAGATTGCTCTCAATTTCAAATTTTTAAAGATCCTTTTCATTGGTGTAACTGTAAAAAAGTTGATAGTAGAGGTCATTCATGAGACCAAATTCAAATGAAGTTGTTGCGTGAATGTCATCAATTCCATTATAGCATTTGAGGATTTCTTCGTAGTTCATTGTAACAAATCTTCAAATCTTTGGTTTGCTATCTCAATTTGCTTATCTTCGTCAAGGTAAGGAAAGTTCTCCTGTACCTCTTCAAAAATGTCAAGTAGCATATCTTCGTGGTGTAGTGTTGACATAGTTTTTAAACTTTGTTTGTTGTTACTTCTATTATAATGGATATGGGGACGAATGGAAGTCCCCGTATGACACTTAATTAACTGTCCACTAACTGTACGTAATTACTTGAAAGTGTGCGTCAATAAAGTCCTGCTCTCTTTTTCTCTTTCTGAGTTCCTGTTCACACTCGAACAACCTCTGATCCTCTGCATCGGTGTTCAATGCTCTGAGTTTTGAGAGTGCTTTCACGATTGTTTTTAACTCTTCTGTGCTTCTGTGTGATTGTGGGTTCATAATAGAATGATGATAAGAATGTAAAGGAAGATTGCGTTTGATGTATTCATTATAACCCCCTAGACCAACTGATCTAGGTAGGTTTGTTCCACTTCTTTTGCTGTCCCACCATCTAACCATTTGTTGATGTGTCGTGATGTAGTAACTGACCAGAATTTTTCTGTTCTTACGAATCCCTCCCCGAATACGTAAGCAGCAACTGGAGTGCGGTAGGAAAATAAAATTCTTGCTTCAGGGGTTTCAACCTCTGTCATGTTTGATGCGATTGGTGTTAGTTGCATTAATGCTCCTTTGATTACTTTTATAATATAAACCATTTTTGAACAGAATGGTTAAACTGTGTGCCACTAATTAAACTGGTCTACTCAACTCCTGCATTGTCACTTAATATGGGAAAATGTCCTGTAAGTTGTTGGTACTTTGCACATAGAGAGGACTCATACTTATAAAAAGTTTTTGCATTATACTTGATTTCGTCACCCCAAGGCAAATTAATGGTCGCTTCAGCAAGTGGCACATCAAATACATACCACTCAACTTTTTTACCTTCACGGATTGCGGTGTACTGTGTTTCTGTAATATTAAAGTTAGTTACAGAACAAGTTCCCTTATTTCGTGCTTTGCGTGTTCCGCAATTATAAGAAGAATGACGTTTCTTCATTCCAGTGTATGTTCCACCAATTTTGACAATTTTACCATCTATCACTATTGCATAGATCAGTTCCCTATAAGATTTGTATTTTTCCTCCAATCCCTTAACTACGTTGTATTGGATTGGATTAACCTCTGGGTTCTTGATAAATCTTTCTTCTGGTTTTAAGTCTGCGTCTGCAATCTTATAGAATCCATACTGTAAAAAAGATTCGATTGGTAACTCGGAGGAAAAGTCCTTTGAGTATTCTGGCAATGTATCTGGAAGATAATTCATTTGAAGTTTTGAAACGTATGGGAAAAGTCTTTGCGTTTCCCTGATACTATTATATTAACCCCACTCAGTTACGAATGGGGTTATCTTGTGACACTTAATTAATTGGTCTACGATGTTCCCTAACATATAACTCTTTTGTTACCATGTCATGTATCTGGGGGTCAAGATCTTCTTTCAACCATACCCTTAACCAGTTGTCTGATGCATTGCGGATATCGTCATAATTGATATCCCTAATTTCATACTTCATTTAATAGTACCCCGCTATCTCACAACCTGGTTCATCATAAAAACATTGGAATGTAAGTTCTGGGAACTTCTCACGCAATTTTTCTACAACTCCCTGCGGTGGACTCCAAGCAGTATTAAAAGTAAGTGCTAAAATTTCGTCATCTTCATATTCTATTCCGTGCATATCTGCTTCCCACTTAGTTCCCCAGTTATCAATGCACCAATGATACCATCTATCGTCATTTGTACCATCTGCCCAATTATAGGTTTCCCACGCAATCGAACCATCAGGTTTTTTCATTTGCTCTAATACTGGTAACTCTCCGTTCTCGTTTGGTGTGTTCTTCCAGTCGGGCATTGGGAAAATATCGTTGAATGGTGTCTTGCCTTCAAATATCTTTTCAACTTCTTTGATTTTCTCTGTCTGTTCATTTCCGTAAACAGTAATTCTGTTGTAGCACCAGTTAGGCATAGTTGCTCCGTTTTGTGGTTATACCCTATTATAAACAAAAAAGGGAACTATTGAAGTTCCCTTGTGACACTAATTAAATTGTCCTAACCGTCCCGCAACATCCTCATGAGCATACTGCGTCAACTAAATTATCAAACGTTTGAATGTCCCAACCCTTTTGTTCTGGAACCTCCATCTCATAAGCAAACATTACGAGGTCTTGTAAGTATTCAAGTTGCCCGTCTGTAAGTTCGATGATATTCTTAGACATTTGCGAAGACCTCCGCATAGTGGTCGATTTGGTGAGTGTCTCTTTTTAGTGTACACATTTGAACGATGTGCATTAAATGAGAATGATGGTGTGCTGTCAGTTCATCCCAGTTTTCCCAATCATACACGGGAATCGCATTATCCATATCACACCCTCCACCTGTTGCATAACTTGGTGCTGACATGAATAGACCTTGCTGATCTATCCAGAATGACATACCAAAAATAATTGAATCGTAAAGTTCTGGCATTTTTCAAAATGTTTTTGTTTACATTCTTATAATAAACCATTATGCATAAAAAAACTGCCAATAGTAGACACTTTAATTAGTGGCACAAGGCAGCTTGATTTCAATCAATTTTTATTTTATTATAAGAATAGGTCTGGGGTAGGACTCATTATAAACTTTCGTCACCGAAGCAGCGCAATTTTATTATTATCTTCGTATACTAATTTCTGGGGTGTGCCAGTTGCAGAGGTGGCACAATGCTCTTGACTTTCTTATTTTTTCGTGCTAATCTAGGTCATAATGAATGTGCGCGGTATAATGTATCACACCGTATATCTAGTGTCTAGTGCATCCCTACGTAATGCTTACAAATGCATCATGCATAATGTGCATACGCTAGTGCTTGATAGTCTGTATGTTCTCGTGGGTGTTCCTCGTCGAGATCCTGCATATGTGTATATGTCTCGTCGAGATAATCGTGACATGATATCTCGTAGTCCCACGTTGATTCGTAATCGTAGTCGTTCATGAATCTAGTCGAGATTTGATTGGTGATATAATGATTATAGTTCAATCTAGTCGAGATGTCAAGCTTTTATAAGAATCTAGTCGAGATTCCCTGACAATCCCTAGTCGAGATTTATAAGACTCACAGTAGTATATATGTTCTTATAGCAAAAATTGTTACGGATTGTGAATTTTCTGCGATCCTTGTAGTTGACAGAGAGAAGTCCTTATGCTATGCTCGCAAAGGTCACAAGAACTGAGAGCATTTATAAGACCTTAAATCTATACTCAATCTATGCTTACTACCTATAGAATACATACAGATTCTCCATCACATAAAAAAAGGAATAAAAAACTGTTTTATATTTATAAAGGTATTTAAAACCTATTTTTAAATGATTTTTGTATA